CTTTCGTTTTCCTTCTTAGCCTGTTCCAACTCTTTAACAGCCTTTCCGCCCTCGGCTTTCTTCAACTGCTCTTTAAGAGCCTTGATTTCTTCGTCTTTAGCCTTTACCTTGTCTGCGTCAGATTTGATGTCCTTTTCGTCCACTTCAACAAGTTCTTCGTCCTTGATTGCCCGCATGAACATCTTATTTTCCTGCAAGGCTTTGTAGTCCTCGTCAGAAATCTGTGTAATGCCTGTAGTTGCAATATTGCCTGTATCAGTATACACGCGCAAGCAATCAAACTCTACGAGTTCTCCGTTCGCTCCTTCACCTTTTCTAAAGGCAAGAGCATAAGATTTGTTGTTCTTAAAGTACTTCATAAAAAATCCTCCTATACCTTAATGGTTTAATTATATATCTGTTACAATACTTTGTCAAAATAAAAATAAACCCCTGTAGAATTACAGGGGTTTATTTGCTTAGTACTAACTACTAAGAAGCAACGTAACCAAGACCGCGGATAACTTTTACTGTTCCTGCGATAGGAGCAATAACGCCACCGATTCTCTTATACATTGTATACAAGAGGCCTGTTCTCTGCCAAAGAGCAGGAACGATGTAAGACTTCAAAAGTTCAGGGTGGATAACAAGAGAATCCTGCTCACCTGAGAGAGCGTCAGAAATCTTAGGTACTGTGATAAATGTCATATCATAGTTTGTAGGGTTGAATGGTGTCTGTGGGTTACACATTGTATCAGATATAATAGTATACTTGCACTGTACCAATCCACCGTCAAGTTCACTCTGTCCCTTGAAGTTACCCTGCAAGATAGAAATAGGGTTACGTGGGTCATATACATCTGAATATACAGTCTGTGTCAAGGCTTGAAAAGCATACTCAGAAACGTTAATCTTAACTTCACGTGGCATATAGTGGTTATCGCGTACGAAGTCACCTACAATCTTATTCATTACCTGTACAATGTCAGAACCCTTTGTAACAGAGTTACTTGTAAGGATGTTATAGAGAGGTGTACCACTGTATGTTTCAACTGCGCCTACGTCGATAAGACCGTCAATACCTGCTTCTTCAGAACCGTAGTAAATCAGGGCGTCCTGCATACGGTCAAGAACCATCATAGCATACTTTTCGCGGTCAGCGCGAACCTGTCCTGTTACGAAGTTTCCTGCCTGCTTAGCCTTGATGTCTTCCATTGTGTCAGATTCATAGTCTACAGAGATATTGAATACCTCGTCTACAATCTGACTTGCTTCGTTGGTTACAGGGTTAGAATTGTTCTGCTTTACGTTTCCACGTGCAGTAGAAGACAACTTACCGTAGCCTTCAAAACTTTCCTTGAAGAGACCAATTACGTCAGCCCAAGGATTTCCGAAAGATTCTACAGATACCAAGTTCTTAGCATGGCTTGTAGCAAACGGCTGTTTAATGATACGTGTAAGCCATCCAATGTTCCACATAGGAATAGATGTCTGCTCAAGCAGGCTATCCTTTGTGATAACGTTGCTGTCTTTTACGTATGCAGAGATTACGTACTGACGTTTTGAAGCGTCGTATCCGAGCACAGGTTCAAGTGTGTTCTGAACACGCTTATGTGCTTCTTCTTCGCTTACACCTGACTTCATAAGAGAGTCCATCTGCTTGTCAATGTACTGTTTTACATTAGCAGGGATTTCTTCGCGTACAGGCTGTACAGCGTTCGTACCGAGAGGAAGAGCCTCTTTTGTACATTTATTAGAGTCTGTGTTGATAAACAGACCACCACCACGAATATCAGCACTGATAGGGTCTCTGTCCAAGTGGATAGAATCAATGTGCTGTGCAAAGGTAGGGAAACGGTCGAGGATGTCGTTCTCCAACATAGCCTTTGTCTTGTCGAAATTAACGGTTGTTTTCTTTCCTAACATCGTTGTCCTCCTTATGCGTAGATTGCAGGTGAAACGTAAACTGTTACTGATTTGTCGTCAGGGTCGATTGAAACAATCTTACCTACTTCAACATCATCATTGTCTACTTTGTCCGAAGCAGTTGGAGCGAAATAAATCACACCATCCGAAGCGGAAGCGAACATAACATAACCCAAAGAAGCGTCGGTATAAACGTTGCTCTTTGCTGAAGGGAGGGCTGAAGGTGAACTAGCACAAACATAAGCCTCCTTGTAGATTATGAAGCCTTCTTTAACGAGCATACCCTTCTGAAAATCAGCAACTTCGTCGTTGATTGCAGGGTAGCCTGAAGCAATAGCAGGTTCACGGCACATGATACCTGCGAATACAGGAACAGCATTGGCTACTGTAGGCGCACCTACGTAAACCTTGTTGTCCTTAGCGTGTGCGTCGTAGAAAACACCGTCACCAAAAAGCACCTTGCCTGCACTTGCTCCATCAGGAGAGAGCAGTGCAGAGTAACCTATTGTGTAACTGTTTTCATGCAACTTCAAAAGAGTACCGTTGTGTGTATAAGTACCCTTGTAGATTGCGTCGCTCTGCATTGAGAGTGACTTACCATTAGAAATAGCACCCATATTGGTTTCTCCTTATCTAATATTTAATCAAGAAACGAACTGTAGTCTCTTGTAGAGATTACTTCTGTTTCGTGGTTAGCATTGTCAATTTCTCCACCGTTAGGTTTTGAATCCTTGTTGATACCGAGTACTTCTTTCACTGCGTCGGTAATCTGTGGCTTTAAGGCTTCAGCCAAAGCGTTGATTGTGTTAGCGTCGAAGTTGATAACAGGAGCAGAGTCTTTGTTACATCCGTCACCCTTCTTATCTTTCTTGCCTTCACCGTCGGAATCCTTGTTCTCGTCTTCCTTGTCAGAATCTTCATTGTCAGATTCTTCAGAATCCTTGTTCTCGTCTTCCTTGCCTTCAGAATCCTTATCTTCGTCTTCCTTAGATTCAGAATCCTTGTTTTCAGCAGGCTTTTCTTCTTCCTTCTTACCCTTGAGTTTGTCAAAGGCCTTAGCCATTTCAGTGAGTGAGTCTCCGTGAATATCAACCCACATACTGTCCAAAGTTGCAGTGAGTTCTTCTTCGTTTTCAAGGGCTTTATCCTTGTTGTCGAAGCAGTCTCTTACAACGTCAAGCATTGTGTCCTTGGCTTCACAGTCCTTCAAGATAGAAGCGGAATCAAGAACGCCCTGCATTTCCTTCGCAATCTCTTCCTCAGTTGTGCCTTTACTTTCCTTTAAGGCTGTAAAGACTGTCTTACCGAAGGAGAAATTGGAATCTGCCTGCTTAGCCTTTTTGTTTTTCAGCCAAGCAAAAATCCCTGTTCTCATAGGTTTCATTCCTCCTATTACGCTATCAATCACGGCAACTTTTGAACCGCCTCTACCTGACTTGGTTATTGCCAAATGATTTACTTCTGATATTTCGTCCAAGATTATATCGTAGCCTTTGGCTTCAGGGTCATCAACCCAATGCTTCTTGCACGTATAACCTAGGGAAACTTCCTTGTTCTCTAAATAGTAATCGTGGAGTTCACGTGTAAAAAATGTTATGTTTGATTTAAGACCAATCTCACCGTCGGCTTCACCGTCAAGGGCAACAACCCCAACTTCGTTATCAAGTACACCGCCTGCAAGGTCTTTCCAATTATCGGGTGTCACCCACTCGTCAGGGTGTTCACGTGTTACAGGTAGGGCCTTGCACTTGTCTTGAGCCTTGACTACAACATTAGCAGGCCTGTACTCAGCATACCATTCCTTATCTACGGGAGGCGGGTTACCGTCCATAAACTGTAATAATTCTGATTTATGATACCACTGAATACCACTCCTGCACAGAATTACGTCTTTCTGCTCAATAAAAGGAGAGACTTCTGAATCAAAAATCTTTTGTGTTATCGCTGTTCTAGCCATAGTTATATTCTATTACCTTTTTTGTTACAAGTCAAATGTTTCGTGCGTACTAAACACGTTTATTCTTTGATTTTGCTAATTTTTCACTTCTTTTCGTGCTTCCTACGCGTGTTTTTTCGTGCATTTTCTGCTCTAACTTAGAATAACCCTTTTCTTCCTTATCACTCAAGGCTTTTTCCCGCTGTTCCTGCGCAGGTGAGCGTCCTTTTGTTTTTTCGTTCTCTTCGCTCTCACCTTTGTGTTTAGCATTTGAAGGAGCAGTATTACCGCCTAAAGCCTTTGCCTCTTTAACACTTTCTTCCGTGCTTTCGGTCATTGCTTTAGTCTGTTCTATATCTGCCTTCTTCTGTTCAAGTTCGAGTTTTACACGCTCTTCATCCTGCTTATCAACCTTAGCCTGAATCTGAGCCAAATGCTCAAGCATGTCAGCATTAACCAAGTCTTCAGAAACATTCTTGCAGGCAATGCTTACAGCCTTATCAATAGGCAACTGTGCAGATACAAGGTTGAATACTTCCTCAGAGAAGAACTTACCAATCTGTGCTCTTTCGAGTGCATTAGCAAGCATAGGCTCGTCAAAGTGAAGTCTTGTATAAGGGAGTGCCTCAATAACTTCCCTATCAGTACCAAGAGCGTCGATAATCATTATCTTAGCCAACTGCTTGAACTGTGGCTCTAAGTCTTTATGAATCATCTTTACAGATTCATACTGCTTAGCCAAGTTACCCTGTGTGTCGTCTCCGCTAGAGAAGTTACCCTTTTCCGAAGAGAAAAGCATAGGCTCAGGAATGTTTGCGTCTGAAGCAAAATCCTGACGGAGCAGGCGGAGCAGTTCAGGTACATTACCAAAGTTTCTGTCTATAGATTTGATGTCACCAAGTACATCCATTGTTACAGGGTTATCAGCCGAAGCCTCGCGGGTCTTGATTGTGTTTGTCTCAACCAAAGCGTCCAAAGCATTAGCACCTTCAGTAGCGAGCACTCCGTCCACATTTACAACACGTGCCAAAATAGACATCTGCTGTATCATAAGAGGAAGGCTCTGTACTGCTACCTTATAGTTCATACCGCTTTGCAGATACCCTGTAAGGTCTGAGATACCCCAACCCTGATTTATAACCTGTCCCCAATAGCCTGCCTGCTTAGCAGTAACTACGCGTGCGGTACGGGTATTATGTACGTCGCTACCTAAGAACGGTATGGTATATACGTCAGGCCTCATAAAGTCTTTTTGTGTAGGGTTATATGGAGGTATGATAAAAGTCTGCCATCTATCCAAGTCTACAAAGTAATCAATACAGTCCTTGTCCAATACTCCGAGTTTCAAAAGTACAGACAAAGGAAGCGTTGTTGTGACGGGGGTGTCTTTCTTAAACATAGGGAAAACCAAAGCCCCACCGTACACCAAAGAGTTCAAGGTAGAGCAGGCGAGGATATTCTTGAAGTCCCTTACCTCCATCTTTTCCTTTACTGTATCAATCTGCTTCTGCGATAATTTAGAGTTCTCCAAGTGAATACCGTTGAGCAGAATAGACTTGGCTTTCTTATTTATTACTGTTTCAAATATTCCTTTCTGTGAGTAAAGGCTGTTAGCCTCCCAAGGAGAAATGTAAATATTAGGAAGTGCAATGTTCGCTTTTGAAGGGTCAGCAGGATTTGACAAGTTCCATCGTCCGTTAAAAATGCTGTCCCTTATTGCGATAGGATTTGTAAACTTGTCCTTGAGTTCCTGTGCGCTTGTGTTCTTCCCACTGCGTATACAGTCAATAATCATTCCAACATTAACGTTGGCTCTCTTCATAATGCTGTCAAGAGTTTCAACTTCCTTCACTCCTGATTTCTTGGCCAACTCCTTAAAGTCATTCTCTTCCGCGTCAGCCACTAACTGCATGGCCTCGTCCATTGCAGACAGGCGTAAACCCTTGAATGTACTAGAGTCACGCACCGCGGTCTTACCGTTGGCATAGTGGCTTACACTCATATTGCCTGCATTGAGAATCTTCCTTAGTTCTTTATAGTCTACCATAATTTTATATTACCCCCAAATGCCCGTAAAATCAAGCATTTTCTTCCTCTTCTGAATCGTACTCAACATTCACTGCTTTATGCAACGGAACTTTCTTCAGTCTCTCTGCTGTCATTAAATCAGTAGTAATTTCCAATTCCCTAGCGTCGGCCCCGCGTGCACGTCGCTTATCATAAAGATAGCCGAGCGTTACATCATAAAGGTCTTTCATACCTCTATGCCATGATAATATGTAATGTACCAAATATCCAAGACAATCTCCCTTATGGTCAGGAGCGCCCTGATTTCCTTTCGTAGGCAATCCTGTCTTCGGGTCTTTCTGCCATGTCATAAGGGTACGTTCTGTGTCCGCACAAAGCGGTGTAACAAAAAGACGCTCAGCGACGAAGGCCTTGTTACAGGCGAAGTTCCTGTCCCCTACAAGCGGGTTACAGGAACGGTATGCAATGGTTATCTTGAAAAGGCGGAGTTCCTTCTTAAACTCACCGAAGTGCTCCTTATATGTCATATCAGGAATCCACACAATCTTTTGTGTCGGAAAATCATAGCGGAATGTCTCAGGTGCACGTCGTATGTCAGGAAACTCGTAGTCCTTCAAAAGGACAATCGCACAAGTTCCGTCGTCCCCTTTGAGTACAGTAGAAGCAACAGCGTTGTTACCAAAACTGTTAAAGTCCTGTCCTATGTATATAGTGGTGTCAGGAAGATTGTCACGCACATACTCGTATAAGTCAGAGTCAAGCATGTTCTTTTCCTTTTTGTAATCAGGAAATACAAGACCTGAGTCTACTGAAACGAACTGTCCTTCCAAGTAACAGGCTATCTCTTTTTCGTTATAGATAGCGTACATATTCTTTACGTAGTCTTTAGGTAAGAATATGTTATCCTTAGTCCTAGCACGCATAAGGACATATCCAATGCCTGTTTTCTTAAAGTGCATTACAGTCTGATATGTACCTTTCAATCCCTGAGAGGAAGTTGTATAAACCATAAACGGCGTTCTAAAGCCATCCACCTGCTGACGACAACGGTCATTGATTGACTTTACTACAGCCATAGCAGTCTGTGTGTCCAGCTCGTCCAACTCGTCCGTATACGAACAGCAGACAGAAAAACCGTAAATGCTAGACTCGTCTTCATCAGGAATAAGCAACAGTTCTACGTTACCTATGGTAATTATGTTATGTGCCTTATCATAAGAGTATATAGAGTTAGTCTCCTTCAAGTCCTGCTCCAACATACCCGTTAAGGTCTTCTTCATAAAGGTAAGGTTTTTAGAGGCTATTAAAATCTTAGGGTTGTGTCCTTCCCTGTCCTTTTTTCCAAGAAGCAGTTTTACGGAGTGCAGGATTGCATATACCAAGCCTGAAGTCTTCCCCGAGGCGTAGCCTGCAACCTGCAAGAAGAATGACTTTTCCGTAAATACAAAAGGGGCTTGAACTAACTGTCCTTGGTGTGGCAACAACTTTACAAGGGTCATTCTGCTTTCTCCTTGTTCTGTTCTTCTTCGTCTCTAAGTTTGTCCATTTTCTCTTTGGTCTTGGCCTTCAATCTTGCTTCAAAAGAATCATTGTCTTCTGATACTCCAAAGTCTGCTCCGAGTTCTACAGAGTTACCGCCTTCCGAAACCTCTACAGTTTCCAATGCTTCAAAGTCTTCCCTAGTCATGGCAACATAGGTAACGTTGAGCGCGTTACTCTCGTCCTTAGTTACATTGAGGTCTTCCAACAGCAGTTTGTTCTTCAGCTCCAAAGCCTTCAGGATAACACCGCTTTGGTCTGTCTGCTTTTCGCCCTGATATGAGCCTGCAAGTACATTGTTCAGGATGTCCAACTGCTCTATGAATAACCCTGCTTTGAGTGCCTTTGTCTTGGCCAAGTAAATAGGGTCGTCCAAAAGTCTTATGCGTACATCTTTCGGTACTTCGTTGTAGTCGAATACAAGAGAATCTTTATATAATATTTTGAAGGACTCAATACATTTAGCCCTGAGTTCTTCATAATCAGCAAGTTCCATCTCTTACCTCACAATTCAAACTAAACCTAACATAATAATAGCACAGTACGAAACAAATTGCAAATCAAAAACTTACCATACTACACTTAGTATAGAATACCAAAATCCCGAAAATTTTTGGCGTGGTGGCGTTATTTACAGAAAAGTTACAAAAACGGCGCTTTCGGCAGACGGGGCGCAAGGGAACCGCGGAGGGTACAGGAAGGAGCGTGTTCTCGGTGGTAAGGTGGTTCTCGGTGGTATTTATACTAGACTTGGTATAGAATGGAAAATGCTGAAATCTGTGGGAGAAAGGGTTGAATACCCTAGTGCGCGCGCGAGAGTAAAATTTTCGGCAGACGCCCCGCCCGCCCCGATGTTAGTTGTAACTAACACAACCTGCCCCGCCATGTGTCGCCCCTCCGCGCCTTGCCTGTTAGTTATGCCTAACAAGGCCATACGCAACCCGCGCGCCATGCCCGCCCCGCCATGCCCGCCCGCCTTGTCTTTTTTGATTAGTACTAAACAACCGCCCGCGCCCGCCCCGCGTAAACCCGCGCCCCTGTCATCCTATCCGCGCCCCGCGCGCCTTACCTGCAACCGCGCGCCCATCATAACCCGCCCGCGCTCATGTGTTATTTTTGATTAGTACTAACA